GTTTCCTTTTGGCCTTTTGACGGGCTGGGGGGGCTGGGGGTTGTTGTTGCGACGGGCATTCGTCTTTCTGCGGGGCATTGTTTCGGCTAGGAAGAGACTTTATTCGCGTTGGTGTTGGAGATGGAGGGGGTCGCGTTGGTATAGGATGCACTTCAGCAGTGACCACTACGGTTTCGCCCGAAGATCTCTTCGAGGGTTTTGATGGCTTTCTCGACTTCTTCTTTGTTGACCGGGGCGGAGTACGCTTCATGTTGGTAGAAATGCTTGTGTCGGGCGATGGCACCCTGCATGGCTTGTCGGAGATGTCCACTAAATCTGATGTGCCAGGCGTCGCGGGCGGCACACATGTCGCGGTAGTTATCACTTGAGAGGGGCATTTTAAATCAAATGGTGGAAGATCAGGCTGTAATATTTCACCCGCCACTACGCTAGGGATCTTGGGTTTGAACAGGTGGTCATTACCCCACTTTACATTCCCAATCTCATCAAGAGTCTTGGCAGAATCCAGTCCTGCTTCGATAGCGTTGATCTCGTCTACGCTCGAATCCAACAACTTGCACATCGCTGATAACAGGCCGTCAACATCATCCTGGGGATATGGACCACGCAAAACCCGATAGTCTTCGACCCCACCCGTGTATTTGAGGTTGGGATGGGTGGCTTTGAGGATACGCAGAACAGCACGGCAATATGCCCCAATGATGGGGGTCTTTGCGTCTGTAACCATGTACCCAGTAGCCCGATTGAAGGCTGCTTGTTCTATCGAGGTGCCTCGGGGGGCCATGCTCAGATGGAGTTTCGGTAGAGTCCGTAGGGGGTCCTGCATAGTTGTGTCATTGGTTGGGTTGACATACACGCGTCCCAAGAAGGTGATGAGGTCACCATCCAAGGGATACACGACGTCAGACTTAAGCTTATGACCCAACTTTGCGGCTACTTCCTCCAGAGCTTTCGCGTACCCGGGGAAATTAACCCTGATCCTGTCATCAGATGCACCTAACACCCAGTTGTTTAGATTCTTCCACGCCATTTTGGGCGTCTGTCCTAGTTGGCGTAGTGCAATATAATCATGACGCAAGGTCACGAGATTGTTGTCGTTGGTTGTTCCTGGAGAACCACTTAGCTGGGAGGTTCCCGGATTATACACCACGCCGTTTGCCGTAGTCCCTTTCGCAGGCCTATCCTTCCGCAATATTTCCATAAGCTGTACCTTGTAGTCTGGATGGACCCAACGCATGTAGGCTTTCTCTTTGAACCGCTTGTCGTCATCTGATACGTTACCATCTAGCCGATGGTAATCAGAGAGAATCAATCCATAAGGATGAGACATCAAATGTTGTACACGCGCAACAATTTCCGAGGGTGTCATAGACGAACCGAACCACGGATAATTCTTCAACACCGTATCCTTGAAGGGGTACGTGAATGTGCTGTAGAGGCTCTGGTGAGCAGAGTCAACCGTACTGATGTTTCTCGGGTCGGTCGGCGCATTGTATGCTTCCTTCTTGATAAAAGACTTGACGTTGTTCTTGTAGCCATACGTCAAGGAGGCAGCGACTAAGGCAGCGCGGCCCTTCTGGGCGGGCTTTGTCTGCCTAGCGTTGACTTCCTCAATCGTGATGGGTACGCCTAATCCGGGGGTAGGGATCAAGAACTGCAAAAGTTCATTGTCATAGCCTTGCCACCCAACGGGAGTCTTTGCTGTGTTGATACATGCGGTGACTCGACCAGAAATGGAGGCAACGTCATTGTTATACGACTTGACAGGGACAACGGCTGGTGCAGTTACAATCGGAGGTGTTGTTGCCATTCCAACAGTTTTACCATCCTCGTGGACTAGACCTTCAAGGGTTTGAAAGCCATGTACAGGAATGGTTGAAGTGTTGACGACAGTGTCACCACCAATTGATTCTAACACGTCAAAAAGCAGGGGTGCAAGTAAGGAGGCTTGCTCGATGCGCTGTGACACCAGAATGCGCTCAACGTCGCTAATAGCTGGGTTCTTAGAGTACTTCCTGCGGGTCCGCAACGCGTCGAAAACCATTACTGGAATCGTCGCGCTGCTGGTCCCGTGCGGGGGTGCGATAGATACAGTTCCCGCGACGACGTTGCGCACAGTGGTGGCCCCGCCATTACAAGGTTTGAAACGCGTAATGGGAGGGTCAGCACGACGTGAGCACGTGTGGCGGGGGAAATATGCAGTGGGATAGAAGCCCACTACGCGCCTGGTAGGATCAGCGGAAAGGACATGCTGCTCGATGTTGTACAATATCATGTTGCCATGGATACCGCGCACCAGGATAGAGTCACCTTCATACTTCCACAGAGGATGTATGTAAGTGGCTCCACCGGAGACACTGTAGTGTAGGAGGTTGTCCACAAAATG